TAACGGTGTTAGGGCAGTTTACCGCCTCGTCAGCCGCAGCGCGTAATGCATGCCAGAACTCTACGCACCATGCATTAGCAGTGCGCCATAGTGACTTTAGGTGATCGGCCTGTTCGTAGGTGTAGAACGTGCCGTAGTTCTTAGCCATACGCTGTAGTGCGTTAGCACCCCCAGCGAACTGCATAGATAGCGCGGCAACCTTACCCGCTTGTCTATCGTCCATGCCCATAGCATCGGCGGTGGCGATATAGATATCTTCATCACGGCGAAAAACATCAAGCGTATCTTCGGCTCTAGGGTCGTCAGCAAGCCAAGGGCAAACACGCCCCTCGATAGCCGCCCAATCCCCGAATGTAACGCCATATCTCGAAGTAATTGCAGCGCGTAACAGTCGAGATAACGTGGATGCAGGGTTGTCTATCTCATAGTATTCGAGAACGTCCTGTACTAGCTCTTCTGGCTCGTCAAAGGCTTTACGCGGCATATTATGTAACTGAATACCTTTACTCGCCCAGCGGCCTGTAGCGGCTCCATGCCACACTAGCGCATGGTGAACTCTGCCCTCGACATGAGTGTTCGCCATAGACTTATATTTACTGGTCGAACTGCCGCCTGCATCATTCATCAGTTGAACCAATTTCTCAACTTCGGGGTGCAGGTCAGGGGCCGCTAACAGGTTATCGCGGTGTTCTTGATCTAGGCTGTACTTCTTTACGTCATTCTTATGGACTGCCAGCAGCTCTTTCTGGTCGTCAGTGATGCGCTCGAATATCCAAGCATCGCGGGTTTTTCGTGATCGTGCCGAAGCCACTGCGCCATTCGTCAACTTCTTAATCGAGTCGTCTACGTCAGCTTTAATATCATCGGCATAACTTAAAGCGGCCTTGGCAAACTCAACGTCTATCGGTATCCCGAACTCGTTGATACGCTCGTTAGCGTGGAACTCTGACCACTCGCTGTCGGATAGTTCGCGCAACACACTACAGAATAGGCGCATGGTGCGAACGTCCATGATGCAGTAGTCAGCCATGAGCTGCTTGTCGTCATTCTCCCAAGGCTGGGGGCCGCGACAAGAGTAATGATGGATTAGGCGCAAACCTTCTTCTTGTTTTTGAAGCGGCAGGTCTATCGCCTTACAAATATCTTTTAGGTTGGCGGGTAAGCCGTGGGCCATAGCCCTAGCCGAACTACAGCGCCACTGGGCCTGCTTAGGCACTGGCACTTCGTAATCGTTAGCCAATACAAAATCCCACACCAAACGGTCGAAGATTGAGTTCTGGGCATACATAATGCCATCGGCTTTAACGTGGTCTATTAGCTCTTGAGGGAAAGGGCCATCTTCGGGGAACCAACATTGCACATCAGCATCATTGATTGCCCAGCCAAGACATAGAACCTCGGTGGTGGTGTCTTCAACGTAACGCTGCAAACCTTGGGTGGTTAGGTTGCACATCGAAGTAGTTTCAAAATCGAGCCAGCATATATCGCGCATATCGTTTTTCCTGAATATAAAAAAGCCGCCCGTAGGCGGCACAATTTAGTCGTAGTATTCAGTAAAGATTAAGCGCGGGCTTTGCGAGTGCGCTTCTTCTTAGCTGGCGCTTCAACCACTTCGGCTTCTTCGGCAACTTCGGGGGCTGCTTCTAGCTTGGGGGTGTCAGACTCATACTCGCCTGCTTGGTTAGCCCAATCAATAACCTCGAACTTAGGGTTATAGGTTAGAGCGCCACCTTGTTTCACGTTGACGTAATTATCCGAAGACAATTTAACGACAGGGTATAGAAACTCGGTTTCACCAGCGCCAGCGCGAAGTTTCGCGGTATCCAGCAACGTATCACAGCCTTTACGACCGCCATAAGTGTTAGTGGCAAACAGCAGTACCGTGTCGGCGTCATCTTCAAAACGCGCTTCAAAAGACCGCGCCTCAGAAGGTTGGTCGTTACCGATAGCGGCCATAGGCTCAGGCAGTGGGGCAGTGAAGGCTGCGGCGACCTTAGTAGGTTTGCCGTTACTCCACAAAGTCCAGCCGTGGCTAAAGCTCGCTAGGTTTACAACTACGATCTCTTCCGTAATGTCTTCTCTCATTTTACCGAAAGCGTGGACACCACTTTTAGAGTCGAAATTCATGTAGGCTTTGCCGCCCTCGGCACCTGAACTAGCAGGAGCAACTTGAGAAGAAGCAAGCATTGAAGCCATTGAATTTGCAGTAGTAGGGAAAGCTGACATAATTTTTATCCTAAGTGTTTTTCGTTTTGGTTTTTCGCCGCCATCATTGACGGCAAAAGAATAGTAATCGTTTGTTTAACTTTGTGCAACCATTTTTACTAAAATATCTGGAATTTCTTTTACGCCTATCGCTGGGCGCTTATCTTTCTCTGCCGCCATGGTGCTGCCAGAGCTGTACATTACCGCCATATCCGCAAACGGTTGGAACGGAATACCCTTTTCTTTGCAGAGCTTTTCTATCTTGGCGGGTGACTTCAACTTCATTTCAAAGCCCTCGGTCAACTTGAGCTTCTTGGCGTTACGGATTCTAGTCTCTACCGCCCCAGCATCGGCCCATACTCGGCTGGCACGTTTGGCTACTAGCTTCCAGCCTTCTACCTTACCGCCTCGGTCTAACGCAGAATGCGCGGCTTTGCGTACTGCTTTGGCCCAAGCCTCTACCTCGTCTACCATCGCCATAGCCTCGGCCAGTTGCTCGCTATTGTCTTTGCTCAACACTAACGCGCTACGGGCTAACATTTTCTTCTCAGGGCAATAAGGCGCAGCAGGACACCACGTACAATGACTGCCTGAACTAGCGCGGGGTCTTTCATCCTCACTTGAATCTACCGCCTCTATCAGCTCATCTTCAAAGGCATCGACTTCGGCTTTGGTGAACTCCCATATACTAGGCTCGTCACCGTAAACTTTCGGTTGGATTATCGCACCGACAAACTTCTCGGCTTTCAAAAACAGCGCACTGGTCGCAGGGTCAACACTCGCAGCCAAGGCCGCTAGTAAAATCTGGTTGTTGCCCTCGGCCTTAACGCCGTTGAACCCGAATTTATAATCTGCCAGTAGTAGGGTTTTCTTATCTTCCGATAGCGCCATGAGGTCTAGCGTACCGCCGCATAGGTCGGGGATATACTCGACAAACTGCTCAATCACTAACTCGTCAGCGTCAACGAGGTCAAGTGCTTTTTCCATAGCGGCAATCGCAGGGTCGATCTGTTCCGCGACCATTTCAGCGGTAAGCACTAGGTCTTTGTACTTGGTTTTGCCGATTTGATCTGCGGCTGATGTATCTGAGTCGTAGATATTTTCCATTACCAAGTGCAGTAGCGAACCCTCGGTAGCGGCAGAGCCAGCGACCTGTTCAGGGGCTTTATCGCTACGGCTTAATGACGCAGGGCATTTTATTATACGAGACACTTTTGATGTGCCTATCGGTAGGTGCTTACTCATTTCACTTCTCCGTCAAGTGTTTAATAAACGATTTCATGTGTTCGGCTTTAGTCGCTAGTCGGTCTTCTACTAGATGATCTAAGCTGCCTCGCGCCATTAAGGTGTTGATGTTTACGGTTTCGGTTTGTCCGTTACGGTGCAGTCGACCTATCGCCTGTATGCGGGTATCGGCAGACCAAGTGGGTGACATAAACAGCAGGTCAGAACATACGTCCTGTAGACCATCTACGCCGTGGGATACGGTGCGCTCTTGAGCCACTAGCAGTTGAACTTCTTTGTTTTTAAAGGCCGTTAGCGCAGCCTCTTTATCGCAACCGCCATAGACATAGACCACTCCAATGCTTTGCAGTAGTTCTTCTAGTTGAGTCCGTTGATGGTCGTACTGGTACAACACAACACCCTGCTTATCCCCTAGTGATACCATCCAATCAAAAGCCGCGTTAGCGCGATTGGTGTCGATGTTATGTACTGTTTCGTCTTCCATGATTACGAACCCACTGGCAATCTGCCGCAGCTTACCGCTGGCGACTGCACGATTAGGGGCTACCGCGTCACCGCCTGTTAGCTCAATCAACATATCGGTCTTCATCGCCTTATATGCATCAAGCGCGTCAGAGGACATACTAAACTCGATTTGATTCTCTACCACTGGCGGTAGGGTTAGGTGCTTATCGGACTCGACTATGTACAGCACATCATCCAGCGCATCTAAGATCAGTTTATCCGCGCCGTGTTTTAACTCTTGTTTGTAGCCTTTGAAATCCGCAGCGAAAAAATACTTATTGAGAAAACCCTCTTTACTGCGCCCTAGTCTCGCCCCGTTATCCACTACTCGCGTCATGGCAAACAGCTTTTCGTAGGACTCGCTAACGGGGGTGGCAGTCATACCTACGCGCACGTTGATCTGCTCTTTCCATTTTTTGTGCCGTAGTTTGGCAGTCTGTTTACCGCAGGCGGTGGTCAACTCGTCAACGATTATCATGCTGGCGGGCATCTTTTGCTGTAGTAGCCAATCGAGGTTATTGAGGCTAACGACTAATACATCAGGCTGAGAGAGGATAATGCGGGTGCGAACCTCGGCGTTACCTGTTAGCGCCACAACATCAAGGTCTAAGCCCCATTTCTTAGCCTCGGCAGGCCAATGGCTAACGACCGATGCAGGGCAGGCTATGATCGCTTGACGTACCTCGGTAGTGTCGAAGTAGCCTTTAATTGAATGGAGCATTACGGCGGTTTTACCGAAACCTGTAGTCGCTACGATGATTGATTCATCGCCCGATAGTACGAAATCCACCACTTCTAGTTGATCAGGCCGCAATGATGGCTTCGACCTCTTCTTTACTTCTAACAACGTAGGCATTCGCTTTGTTCCTTTTTAGTTGGTCTAGTGTTCGTGTTTGTAGTTTTGATAGTTTGCCTGTTTGGGTCTTAACCTCAAAAAAATACACCTTGCCAGATGGCGCTATCGCTATCAGATCAGGCCAGCCCACGCTGCTGCTGCTGTCTAGCTTACGGACAATATAATGTTTTTGTTTAAGATATGCAACAATTTTTGATTGAATAGTCTTCTCTAACATATTACTATTACCTCTAGTAATTCTTAACTAACCAACTGAGAGCATTAACTATGTCAGATATTACTTTGAAAACACAATCACAGATGAAGCGCACTGGCCTCTACCTATCAGCAGAGCTGCATGAAGAGTTTGAAATGTGGGCAGATGATAACGGGGTGAGCTTTAACCAAGCCGCGATTTATTTTATGCGTTTAGGTCGTGAAGCGTTAAAAGCGAAGGAATCGAATAAATCAGGTGCATAAAAAAAGCCCCATCCGTAAGATAGGGCTTTTTTAACTGGACAACAATAACGCAACAACAGGTACATTATGACTAATCCGCGACTAAGACACAACTTAAACGCGCTCCAAAACGTGACAAACGAAGAGTTTTTATCCAGTATTTTTGGTGAAGATTGGGGTTTAGCTCATGTTACGGCGTTTTCTAATGACCCTAGCGATATAGCCAAAGAATTTAGAGGCGCTTGCTGGGGTGGGGGTGCTGCTAAAGACCGCCTACCCTTAATGAGTTCAGGCCAGAATCAATATTTCACTATCAGCCTGTTTGATCTCGATAACGAGGGTAAAGCCCGCAGGCAGAAAGCCCTTTTTAACACCACTTGGGTGATTGTCGCTGATGATATAGGCGAGAAAATCGGTTTTGACGATGCCGCGAAACTGCCTGCGCCTAGCTATAAACTTCAAACGAGTCAGGATTCAGAGCATTGGGGGTGGATACTCGAAACCCCTTGTGAGAACCGCGCTCAGGTCGAGAATTTAGTCGATGGCTGGGTGAGTCAGGGGCTTTGTTCGGAAGGTGTCGATACAGGGATGAAGGGTGTCACTCGTTATATGCGATTGCCAGAGGGTTCTAACACTAAAGCCAAACGATTAGACGGTGAAGGGCTGGCGTTTAAATGCCTATTGACCGAATGGAATCCCGACCGCACTTTTACGTTAGACGACCTTGCCCAGCCTTTCGGTATTGACGTTGATGCCGATAGAAACGAAACGATCGGTGCAGGCGTAACCCTTAATGACTTGAGCGCACTGCGCCACCCAATACTCGATTTAGTCGAGGTGGAGAGCGTAACGAGCGATAACTGGCTTCGATTAGCTGTATGTCCAAACAGTGCCGCACATACTGACGGTGTTGACGGTTCGGCTATTCAGATACAGCATGATGGACGACTAGAATTTTCTTGTCACCACGGTAGCTGCCAAGGCGCTAACGGCGGTAAGAAAATGACTGGCCCTAAGATCGTTAAGTTGCTGGATGGGGAGCATGAAGGTTTTGAGGCGCGATATTTCAAACACATGGAAAACCTAAAAACTCAGGGAATGCAGGCACTCATTGCGGCCACTACCGCTGGGATGGGTGACGATGATGATTTAGACCGATTAATGTTAGGTGGTGAAGGTGAGGTCAATGCGCTAGTCCGTGGTATGAATCCGCGTGATTACGTTTTTATGAAGGGCAGCAGCACCTACTATGAGTTATCAACTAGCACCGATATGTCGAGTAATGCGCTCGATTCGCTTTGGCTTGCTGAACATACTGGCGGTAAAGGCGACCCCAAAGCCTCGCGCCTATTTGACCTCGCCAAAGATCGTGAAACCATGACTGCTGATGGTTTTTTGTGGATGCCTGATACGCTTGTCCCAGTTGCGCCTCGCGTGATTAAACATGATGGACGACAGCTTATTAACGAGTGGCGCGGGCTTGCTCTATCGCCAATAGAGGGCGATATAAAGCCGTGGACCGACCTAGTTAAATACCTGATACCTGATGATAGAACGCGCCAGTGTGTGATGCAGTGGATGGCTAATCTGTTTTTGAATATCGGGGAGAAACCTTCTTGGCAGTTGTTAATCCGTGGTGATCTTCGGAACGGTAAGGATTCTATTATCCGACCGCTGGCACAAATTCTAGGGGCTAGAGGCGCTAGTGATATTCGCGGTGAAGATATTGATGCAGGATGGGGTGACCCTTTTTATGCTAAAAAATTAACTATTTTTCAGGAAATATGGCGTCCGAACGACCGACAGTTTGCCAACACCTTAAAAACATATTGCGCTCCGACTGCTACGGGAACCCGCGACTACAACATCAAAAAAGGCGGTGTTAAAACGGGTGTCGATTGTTCTGCTGTTATTGGTATGTCTAACCATCGCGCTTGTATCGCAGTAGATCAAGGTGAAGAGCGTTATTTTGTTGTCGATTGTTTTATACCACCATTAGAGGCTAACTTTTACCGCGATTACTATATCTGGCTTAAAAACGGCGGTGCTGGTGCGGTGCTGCACTACCTGCTTAATGACGTTGACATGACGGGCTTTAGCGCAGGCAAACTACCGTATGTCACTGAGGGTGCTGTAGAGCTGATGGCTTTAGCGCGACCTGATTTTGAACACGCCATTGAAGACCTAATCGCTGAGAATGTTGGCGTGTTCTCGCTGCCAGTGTTCACCACCGCACAGGCTAAAGCGTTTTTATTGGCTAACGGACACAAAATGGGCAGCAATAGTCTAGCTAACGCATTGGCTAACACTGGATATCATAAACATAAGGGTATTCGTAAAGTTGACGGAAAAACTAAAGCTACGCCAACATTTTTTAGTGTTGACGCGTTAGAGGGTAGATCATCGCGTGAAGTGTATGACGCTTATTTTGGTGCGCTGGACAACCAAAAAGAACTAGCTAAATTCATCGACGGTAGTTGTTAAAACTTTATTCCCAGCCATAAAAAAGCCGCTAGATTGTATAGCGGCTTTTTTGTTGGTGCTGTTTTGTTTAAGCAGGTTTTTTATTGTGGCGAATACCTAATGTAGCCGCCATAGAATGAACACTATCGGCGCTTTTACCTAAACGCGGAGCGATAAGTTTAGCGCCAGTTTTAGCGTAATTATCAATAACCACTTGTTTCTCACTATCCGACCAGTATCGCGGGCTATTTTTAGCTCGCGGTGATTTACCTACTGTGTCCCATAGTGTTTTCGCTTTGATTGTTTTAGCGTACCGCTTGCGAGTAACCCAAAACCCTGTAGCTACTTCAATAATACTGTAGGTTTGGTTATTTTCTTGTTGTAGGTGGATAGCCTCATCTTTAGCCGCGTTAATATCCGTAAAAATAGTTTTAGCCATTGTCGTAGTGTCCTCTGTGGTTGTGGTTACTTATTCAACTTTATATCCAATTCATATACTGCAATGGGTAGAGTGAATATTGCTTCTCCTGCTTCTATGATGTAAATACCACCTAAAACACACACTTTACTAACCCTGTAGAACGTATGTAATGACTTGCTACCTATATTTTCTGCCTTTACCGTAGCATCACCATCATTAATGAATATTGTTTCTCTTGTCATCACTTTACCCTTTGTGGTTGTGGTTGTGGTTACTCCGCTGTTTGCATCGGTGGCAATGGCTGCCAGCAAGACACCCTGTCCCCATAATCCTGTCCGTCATTTAGAGGGTCGTCCCAGTATTTGAAATCATCATAATAACCCTCAATCATTGGGTCACAATGCTCTACCCGTAACTCCAAAACAACAGGGTGGTCAATCCCATGAACACACGCTAAAACTGGTGTTTCAATTTCTGGTAAGTTTAGCTCTACGTCTACCCATTTACTAAGAATCATCTATCCTCCCTCTGTGGTTGTGGTTATTTTTTAGGCGTGTAGCCGTAACTATTGCGCGTTAAGCACATATGTTTTCCGTCTATGCCGTCTAGACTAGGGCGGCGGCGTTCAACTAGCCCACCGCTGGGGGTGCCTAGGTACTGGCATCCCGTGTAATAATCAGTGTAGATAACCAATCCAGAGCGGATTTTTTTATCCTCGTGATCGGCATAGTTGTACGATTTATAGTGACTGGCCGCCCATACCGCGGCGCTGATTAACACTACACCCGCCGCAATTAGCAATTTAGTCTTAACGGTGGGCGCGTGTAAACAGGGTGTTGGGCTATTCACAAGGCACGTCCTTGGTTATGTAGTCGAACATAAGCTCTTCCTTCGTGAACGAGCAAAATTCACGACCGTTCTTTTCTAAAACGAGGACGGTGTATGCCTCATTTGGGTCAGATGCGCGAATAATGGAACGGATACTGTACGAGCAACTTTTGCACATAGGTTCATTTACCTGCTCATACAGCCAGATCAGCCGCTTTAGTTCGCTTGCTAGTTCTTTAATCATTATGCGAACTCCGACAAATCAGCATCAGGGCGGCGGTTCGGATGTACTATTTTACTTACTACACCACTGGCTAGAGCATGAGCCGCGTCTAACGTGTTGCGATACCCAAAACAATGGGCAATGAATTTAACGTGTTCGTTATTCTCAGCAACCCACAATAGGCGGTATCGGCCTTCTTGTGGGTCAGCTAGCTCAACTTTCAACAGTTCTATTTGGTGTCCTAGAATAATCATTGGGTTAGCTCCTCATATCTTTCGACCCAATATTTAACTTTATTAGCCTTACTATCCGCATAAGCCGCATCATAAGCATAAGCACCATCATATGCAGCAGCAGCAGTAGCATTAGCAGCATCATATGCAGCAGCAGCAGCAGCTTTAGCTGCGTCATAAGCAGCAGCAGCATACGCATCAGCACGTTCTAACTCTTTCTGACTCACAGATTTTGGGTCGTCCAGCCATTTTTTAACTAACTCTATATGCGGGTTCATTTGGTTAGTTCCTCATATTTTGCTACCCAATATCTAACTTTATTAGCCTTACTATCCGCATAAGCCGTAACAGTAGCAGCATTGGCGACGGTCTCAGCCGCATCATAAGCATAAGCACCATCATATGCAGCAGCAGCAGCATAAGCAGCAGCATAAGCATAAGCACCGACCTCAAGTTCAGCAGCAGCCGCCGCCGCAACATCAGCACGTTTTAGCTCTTCTGCACTCACAGATTTTGGGTCGTCCAGCCATTTTTTAACTAACTCTATATGCGGGTTCATTTGGTTGGTTCCTTATTTATCTTACGTAGGTTGGCGGGTAATCCATCGAGGCCGATATAAAACGTATAGCCATCGTTTTTTAACGCTTTTAAAAAACTAGTGCTTACATCAAAGGCGTTGTATTCACCATCAGCCAGTATGCGGGCGAACCGTTTGCACACGCGGTGGACGGGGGCGGGTAGTTCTTCGAGGTGGTCGAATAGATCGCGCATTGTCTCAGCCCTTCACGCCGATGAATTTAGTACCGTAAGGGCAACGGCCTTTATGTACTGATATGTTGCCAAATGCGCTCTCGCAATACACTTGCGGGGTGGTGGCGCGGGCACTTGCTGAATAGACTACGGCTACAACTATCCAAGCGGCTAAAGCAAGGGCGGCTAGTCTTAACGGGTTTTGATTTTTCATGTTTTTAAGTCTCTTTTTAAGGTTTAAGGTATTACTACCAACTAAACCCCAATTAAGGGGCTTGTGATGCGTTAGTGAGCTTGTCGCGGCGTTATCCAGTTGCCGCCATCGCTTTTGATGGCTTCGAGTTTAACGTAATAGTGGTTGGCGTCACGGCTTGATACTTTATTGTAGCCGTGTCGAGTCGCGTATTGTTTAGCGCCAGTGAGCGTTTTGCTTGTGTCCGTGTGTGTGTTGTTTTGATCTAGTACGCCATAAATGATCATATCGCACGTACCTCGCATTCGGCCAACATATCGCCGTAAAGGT